CTGATCGTGTCGGCCACGACGTCCCCGCCGGTCACGGTCAGGGTGTGGTCCATCGAGACTGGGCCGCCGGTGAAGTGATGTTGCGGCGAGTCGTAATTGATCGCGGTATCCGAGTGGACGCCGAGCGCGCCGACGGTATGCAGTGTCACGGTCCCGTCGCTATTGAACTTGAGCAGCGAGCCTGACTGGTGAACCATCCAGATTTCGCCGGACGGGACAGGCAGTGGCCGGTCCTGGGTGTTTGTATGCCTGGCCACGACTTTGCCGAGGTTCGGGTCACCCGACTCGAAAGAGACACTCACCTCGTCGCCGAGCTGCGGCCCGATCTGGACGCCCCACCCGTTACCGACGCCAGGGCTGTCGAGCTGAATCCAATTCGTCTCGCGGCCGTCTGGCTGCAGTTCAACTTTGACGCAACCATTCACCGGGTCGTACCCGGAAATGATGCCGACCCGAGGCCCTGTGCTATCGGTTTCGCCGTGCAGGCGCATGGCATTCATCAGAGTGCCGATCATGGCGTCACCTGCAGCGAGTTAGGGTTATGGTTTTTGGCCGTCAGGCTCATCGTGTAGCCAGATTCGTAGCTGAGTGACCGCCGCACGGTGTCGACGTAATACAGCTGGTCAAAGACCGAGTTCGTCCCCTCAACCCTGACGATGACGTTCGGCAGCAGAATGTTGTCGCCAGGCAGCGAGCAGGACATGCGCATCTCGTGGTCGGTGATCTGCTTGTGTATCTGCTGGGCCAACTGCTGGGTACCCTGCTTGTCCAGGCCGTTGCGCTTGATCTCGTAGACCTGACGCTTCGAAGTGGACTGCCCGGGCGATATGCCCTTGGCGGTGTTGTTCGGGTAGGTCGAGACGTAGATTTTTTTGTCCTTCCACGACGAAACCTGCACGGTGACGCCTTTGGCGAGCGTCAGGTCGCGCTCGAACGTGATGTCCTCTGAGGTGTTGCATTGCGGGTATGCGAGCAAGCCCTTCGGTACCCAGCGAATCCGGTACTGATCCGTGGTTGCTGGATCGAGCGCCGGTTCGTAGTGCAGTTCGGTGCCGGTCACATAGACCTGAAAGCCGTCCAGACCGGCGAAATAAGCGAGCAGGTCCCACTCGGTGCGTTCATCCGTGGCATGCACGTGGTCCCATTTCGTGATCCATCCGACGCTCGTTGTCGTTGGGGTGACCACCGGCGTCAGGCCGCGACGATTGGCCAACAGGATCGCCACCTGAGAGGTGGTCATGTTCGCGAACTTCTCGTTGGTCTTCACGTCGATGAACTTGCTGGTGTAGTCCCGGCCCTCGACGCTCACCTCGAACTTCGCCGGCCGGAAGGTCCACTTGTCCACCAGACCGACAATCAGCGTGCGCCAGTCATCGACGCCCTGCCCGATCAGTCCGACCGATATCGAAACCTCGATCGAGGTCTGCGAACTCCACCAGGACAACGTCCCGGTGTCCGCCGGCATTACGCCCAGGGCGAACACCACCGAGAACGTGTCAGCCGAGTAGAAGGCGTTCGAGTCGATGTCGCAGGAGACGAATGGGACCTCGACCCCGTTTAGCGTCAGGCGGCCGACTACCTGCCGGACCTCCTGAGCGATCTCGGCGGTATTCAGATCCATTTATTGGCCTACTGGTATTTTGATGGTCTGGATGTTGTTGAGTTGAGGGTCGACGATGCTGTTTGCCGCGGCGATCTCGGTCCAGCGCGATTGGTCGCCGTAGGCGTCTGCCGACACCCGTTGAAGGCTGGTATTGCCTGTGGTGATGCTGGCGGTGCCGTTTGCCAGCGGACCGGCCAGGACGTTCTTCTGGAGCCGCCCGAGCACGCTCTGCATCTGATACAGCGGCGCAAGCTGGGTGATGGCGGCCGCCTGCCGGGTCAGGTTGCGCGCGGCGTTGGCCACCGGGTTGCCCGGCACCAGGCCGCCAAGGGTCGTGATGTCGTTGATCGACGCCCCGACCTGGGCAATCACCGACTGGGCCAACTGCTGGGCCGCTACGATCGGCCGAATCACCGACTGGATGGTGTCGACGGTCGCATTGGCAAAACCCTGCACCTGGGCGACTGCCGACTTCACGTCGTTGATGGCGCTGGTGATGGACGGATTGTTGATGGTGCTGGCCAGGCCCAGCGACTTGCCCAGGTCGCTGTTGATCAGCGCATCCAGCGCCCCGGAGAGCGCATTCGGCTTCACCGGCGCATCCAGGCGCTCCTTCACCACCAGCTCGATGCTGTATTTCCGGCGGTAAAGGTGCTCGAACGAAGCCTCGAACGACTGGATCACCACGCTGAAGTAGTAGGCGTCCATACTGAAGGTCAGAAGCTGACCTTCATCGCGCATCCGCTCGAGATCAGCCACCCGCTCGCCAGCCGTGGCGCCGAGAATCCAGCCCGACCAGCGGATATTGTCGTAATCAACGCCCATGACGTCGATCACCCGCTTGCCGCCGACCAGCTTGTGCACCACCAACTGCTGCTTGCCGGCCCCGGGCGATGCCGCTTCTGGCACCTCCAGTCCGGAGAATTCGAAGTCCCCCAGGATCATTCGAGTGGCAAACGGGTCCCCGCCCGGAGCGAAGTTGTCCAGGAAGCTCGTGGAACTCATGGGTCAGCCCCTTGGGTAAGCCGCGCTCGGGGTCCCGGGCATCAGCATGCTGCGTGAAGGGTCAAAGCCCTGGATACCGGTCTGCGGCTTGGAGGCCTCCCTGGCCATGTTCTGGATCATCGCCTCGCCGACTTTCTTCCCGTCCAGGTTGATGTGGACGACTACCGGGTCCTTGCTGAAATCCTTCTTCGGGATCGGCGCGACAAGACCGCCGGGATTTTTGTAGTCGTCGGCGAAGCTCGTCTTCGAGATTTGCATGCTCGCCGGCAGTATCTGGTTTGCCCCGGCGATCAGAGTGTTGAAGATCGTCTGCCAGCCCAGCAGGAAGACATAGGCGAAGGACTTGAAGGCCCCGCCAATATCGCCGTGAAAAAGCTTGACTACGCCCTCCTTGATCGCATCCCAGGACTTGAATAGCGCGCCCTTGATCTCTGCCCAGTTGTTCCAGATCAGCAGGGCAGCAGCTGCGAGACCCATGAACACGATGCCAACCGGCGTAAGCAGCAACCCCAGCGGCGCGATCATGAAATACAAGGCCTGCCCGATCAGTTTGACCGGAGAAAGGAAAGCCATCAGAAAGCCGCGGATAAATCCAAAGGACATGACGAATCTTGCAAAATCGACGGCAAACATCACCATGTACGTGCCGAAGCGCGCAAGGATAGGCAGCATCGGCCCCATGACAGTGGCACCGACAAACCACAGAGCCCGTCCGACTAGCCAGAAGCCTCGCCCTGCGGCGATAACCATGTTGATCAGGCCGCCACCAACAAGGAATGCTGAGAGCCCCAATAGCGCATAGGTGAACGCCTTGACTTTGCCAGGGTTCTCAGACATCCACTTCGTCAAAGACACGATCCCCGCGTTCAGCTTTGTCACGGCGGTGATCGCCAGCGGCAAAATCTGATCGCCGAGCAAGAGCATCAAGTCTTTCCACTTCGCGTGCATCTCGACTTCACGGCCTGCCAGTGTTCCATGCACTTTTGAGACAGAGGCATCGATACCCAGCGCTTTATGCTGAGCATCAAGAGAGTGATGCAGCTTTTCGATATTCTTATCCATCAGGGTGAACATCGCACCACCGGTAGAGCCAAACAGCATGGCGTTAGACTGGCCAATAGCAGCGTCAGAAGTGAGACCCATGCGCTTGTGCATTGGCATTATCACTTTTTCGTAAAACTCGGTCGGATTCTTACTGAAGAGGTCGGCGTCAATAAGCGGGTTTCCTTTGAAGGCCTTGATTCCGCCCTGACTGTTCCAAATTACTTTTTTGTTGTCCCAGATGTTGTTTTTAACCAACTCGTGGGCTACCTGATTGGGGATTTTGATAATCCCATTGAGCCGGTTGTAGGCGGTTCGGAGCGAGAAACCTGCTGTCTGTCCTTTGAGCATGGTGATGACCGGTTCAAGCATTGCTACCGCATCATCGCTCATGTTCATAGCCGCGATGCCGCCGCGGGCTTTGAACTGCCTCAACTGCTCCCAGTCCACGGATCCGCCAGAGGTTTGGGTCATTTTCCAGCCGGCGTCAGCAAGCTCGCCGAAACGCTGCGGGGACTTCAGGCCGCCCGAATCCTCGATGTAGCGCAGCATGGCCATGCTGCTGGTCTTCATCTTGGCCTGGGACTCTTCGCTGAGCCCGGACGTCGCGTAGGCGATCTTCGAGAGGATCGGCGCGGCAATCTTTGCGCCATCCAGCGCCACCATTCCATCCATGCCACTCTCACGGAATACGCCCTGGGCCTCCGTGAACAACTTCATGTTCTCGGTGATGCTGGTGCCCATCGAGTTCATGCCTTTCACGAAACGCTCGGCGTCTGCATTCACCTGCTCGGACATGCCGTAGAGGGAGAATTTTGCCATCTCCGTCTGAAATTTCTTGGCCTCATCCAGTGGCTGCTTGAACATCCCGGCGATCACCAGTCCGCCACCTACCATGGCGCCACCGATGGCGGCCTGGCGCCCAATAGAAGCCAGCTGGCGGTTCAGTCGTTCTGCATCCTGCCCGGTGCTGTGCAGCCCCCTGGAAATGACGGCAAGCCCGGCGCTGACATGATTGATCAGTGAGAGCTTGACGGCGACGGAATACGCTTCGAATGCCATACTGAGCTTCCCTTTTGTGGTGTTGGATCACATGACACGCACTCAGCGCACGTATCAGTGGGTCAATGGCCGAATCGAGGATGTCGGCTCAATGCATGGAATTGACGCGAAGGAAGCGCTATCAAGGCCAATGCCGAAGCCCAAAATCAAAAAAAACCCTATGATTGGAATTCAGGATGGCTTGTTGCTTTTCACATTTAGCAGCCTGCTACTGATCTTCGCAGGCGGCGCGCTATGCGTCTTTTTGTTTGTTGTTTACTCATTAGCTTTCGGATGAATAAGAACATCAAGTAAATACAAGGACTTCAAAATGAGGACTGCAATTCTTTTTGCGACAGCTGTACTGTATTCAGTATGCTCGGCCGCAGACCAAAGCAAGTCATGCTCAATTATCGACTGCAACCCAGGAGACAAAGCAATAACAGCCATCGAATCAAAAAGTGAGTTCTATTTCTCATGTCCAACCATGGAAATCGCTGAATACGTAACAACCACAATTGGCTTTGTAGAAATCACCTATAGGATGACTGGACAATTCCCAAATATATCCCCAGAAACAGGAGAGCCTGAGTTCGAGGGCGAAACAAAGGATATGATCGATATGCTCAGATCAAAAGCTGGTGTTTCAACGTATGATGAGGCTCAGTCGCATTGTCGAAAAGGAAAATCCAAAGTACCTGTGACAGTTATGAACAACCCAAAAGATGCGATGTCAATCTGGGTGTCTGGCTCCGACAATAAGCCTTTCTGGATGCCGAAGGCTTTCTTAAACAAAAAATAGGTTTATAGATGCGCCTCCTTATATCGCTCTAAATCAGCGAGTCATACCCGAGCATGCGGTGAATCGCATGCCCACCGATCAGCCCCTCCACCGCCGCGCGCCCAATGGTGCGGCGGATGCACTCTTTGTTGCGTAGCACCGCCGGCCCGACAACGGCCCTCGGCACCATCCGTAGAGTGCCGAACTCGTGCCAAACCATTTTCGGATCGGTCGAACCTGCGATTACTTCCAGCCCGTGCCGCTCATGCTTGAAGCTGTCGCGCATTTTCCCAGAGGCCTCGAGCGGCGCCTCGGCGGGATAGCCGTTGCGCGCTTTCTGCTCCTCGGTAGACTCTGCCAGCTCGCCCCAGGCCTCGAACTGCCCAATTCCTTGTTGATAGTGGCCGATCTCGCCCTTCATGGTCTCTACGAGACGCTTTCCGCACTCATCAAGCCCATGCTCAAGGCACCTGATCTCGGTCACCGCAGCCGCCGCCAGATGTATGGCCAGGGCGCCCATACTCGAGAACTCAGTCATTTTTCCTCTCCTTAAACTGCAAGGTGTCCCAGTCGAATTCGTTTCCCTCGAACTCACTGAAAGTCACGGAAAATGCCATGCGCTCGTACTCCTCAAGCATCCCTGGCAGTTCAAATAACCGATCAAACGGAACCCCGCCTCTCAAAATCCAGCATCTGCTGCGAAAGTCGGGGTTCGTGGCTAGTTTTTTGCTGCGGCCTGCTCTGCGTTATCCGCAGCCTTTTTTGCTGCCTCGGCGGCCTCGTGCTTCGCCACGAAGTACTTGGTGATGGCCTCCATACCTTCAGGGCCAAGCAGGGCGAGCATGGTTTCGATCTGCTTGATGTTGTCCGGCAGGCCGAAAAAATCGTCATCGATATGGGCGACCATGGCCGCCGGCATTGCGTATCCGGCCATGAAGGTGTGGTTACCAGCCACGTCGCCGCCTACAGCGCGCACGATGCGACTTTCCTGGATAGGGTCCAGCTTGCGCAACTGGATGGTGCGGCCCAGCGAGTCGGTGATCGATTCGAAGCGCGGCTTCTTGTCGACGACAGACGGTGCTGCTGCTTCGGTAAGGGTAACTTTTGCCATGGGGTAGATCCTCTGGTCATGGAGTCGTCAAAGGTGCGCGGCATGCGGGGTGACGAGTCCCGCGCCCTGCCGGGCTGCCGCGCATAACGGGTTAAACCTTGACGCGGCGGCGCGCGGTGAAGGAAACGGACTGACGAATCGTCTTGTCGCCTTCCTTCTTTCCGGCGTCTTCCAGCTTCATGATCACGTTGGTGTAGCGGTAGGTCGAAGTGCCGCCGCCGACTTCCGAGATGGTCTCGGTGATGGTGGCCGCCGGCTGGCTGACGCCGTTGTAGTAGTCCGACTCGAACTGTGCCCACCAGTCGTCGAGGGTCGAATCGACGCGCTCGGCTTCGAAGGTGCCGGTCCAGCCTTTCGGAATCAGCAGCTCGTCGGTCTGGCCGTTGAGCGGGGTGATTTCCTGGCTGGTGGTCTTCGGCTTGGCGTCGAAGGACATGATTTTCGGGATGCGGATCGGGCCGTTGGGGCCATTGATGTCTAGGGCGACGTCCTTCCCCGTGTTGTATCCACCTTGCATGGCGTTCTCCAAAATGAAAAACCCGGCACAAGGCCGGGCTGGGTATGGGTTCAGCGCTTAGCTGCGCGGAGTGGCGGAAACAACGACGGTGACGGACTGGCCGGCCTCGAGATTGATCAGGAAGTAGCGGACCACGGAGAGATACTTGACCTGCACGTCGGCCTGCATGTAGCCGAGGGCCACACGAGCGTCCGGGTTGTTCGTGGCGTCGATCTGCACCGAGTAGGCCGGTCCGCCGTTGACGTCGCCGATCATCCCCTGGAGCCGCAGCGTCTCGAGGAAGCTCTCGATGGTCGACTTGGTGGTGCGGCGCAGGTCCGGGGTCTGCAGGTTACCGATCACATAACCGAACGACGCCGCCAGGGTCAGCGAAACGAAGTTGGTCATGCGGGTGTAGTTATCGCCGTTTACCGTCGGGTTGCTGGAGCAGTTCAGGCCAGAGCGGTGCCCGAAGTAGCTACCGCCCGGGCATGGGTTGGTGATCACGTCCAGACGCGCGGTGTTGATGGCGCCAATCTCGGCGATGCTGTACGGCTGTTGCGAGACGGTACGCTGCGTGCCGATCATGTTGGTGATCGACTTATTCAGAGGGGACTGATGCGGCGCCAGGGCGGCGATACGCGCGGCCGAGAATGTGGCCGGGGCCAGCATGCGCTGCTGGTTATTCACCTGGTCGAACCAGTAGTCCCAGTCGCCCACTAGCACTTTCAGGGCATAGCTGTCGCAACCGGCAGTGTTCAAGCTCGTGGAGACGGTGGCATAGGACGCGCCGGCCGACCCCTGGGTGACCATATACGACCCTTCGGACAGGCCATAGGTCAGCATGGTCGGCCATTGCGCCGAGTCGGTCACATCGATCAGGTTCGTTACCTGGGCGTTCGAGCCGCGCAGCGCATACATACCCTTGCGGGCCGAGCCGGTGATGCCGTCAACGCCAATCAGCACCGAATCGGTGATGGTGGTAGCGCCGTCGGTGCCGCTGGTGAAAGTGATGGTCTGCGTGGTCGCCGGCGCTACCGACGAAGCGCCGACGGTCGCAATCACCAACTGAGATGCACCGCGAATGCCGGACTGGCCGTTGTTCACCGCCGCGACGATGTTCTGCCAGAGAGCCAGGCCGGTGCCGGTGATGTTGTCGAAGACCTCCGGCGACACGCCTGGGAGCGAGACCGTCAGCTTCCAGGAAGAGTTGGCGGTGCCGGCGGCGAGCGTGGCCGTCAGCGAGTTACCCAGGGTGCCGGTGTAATAGGCGGTCAGGGTGGCGCCGGTGGCCGCCGCAGTATCCTTGAGCGTCGAGGTGGCCGCCGTATCGGTGCCGTCGGTGACCCGCACGGCGCGGATGTTGCTCGCACCGATCTGGATCGAGACGGCGCAGGCGGTGGCCAGGTCATACTTGCGGACCTGCTGGGCGCCGATCTTCTGCGCCAGGTCGCCCGGGTTTCCGATCAGCATCGGGCTGTTTACTGCACCCCAGGACGCCACACCAACAATGCCGAGGATGTCCGTCGGAACGCCGTTGATGTAGCGGGTCTTTGGCGGAACGATCTGGATGTACAGATCGGGTGCCGTGAGCGCCGCCGTGTTCAAGCTGCCTGCCGGATAGATGGGCATGGCTTCCTCCAAATGAAAAAACCGCCTCTAGGGCGGTTTCTTTGTGTGTGGTTGGGCGGCTTTTAGGCGCTTCGTTTCAGTACGTTTGCGGCGCTCTCGCCAGCCAAGACGGCTGCCACCTCGGCCGGGTCGGTGATCAGTTGGCCAACGGTGTAGTCAGCGAACGCGAACTTCACGGTCAGGGCATACGGCGATTTGGCATTGCTGGCGGCAACAGGGGTTGGCGCCGGCGCCGCTGGTGCGGTGTCGGGGGTATCGGACATGACGAGCCTCAGGGGTTCAGGGTTGTGAGTGGCTGCCCTGTCTGGGCGTTGGTCATATTCAGCACAGGCGCGATGGCTTCTGCGGCCTGCATGGTCTGAGTTGTGGCGAAGTCGATCTTGTAGAACAGGTCGATCCGGTACAGGCCGGCCTTTTGGAGTTGGTCAGTCTGGAACGAGTGCGAGTAGCGCATGATCCCGCTCGATCCGTCGGGCAGTGGCAGGTTGGTCGAATCGGACAGTGCCGAGTCGATGGCATTCACCACCGCGTCACGCGCATCAGGCCGCGGCGCCCAGACGGATATCTGGAACTGTTTCTCCTGGCGCTTGGTTTCCTTGATCGCGGTGCCGAATCCGCCGACCCTGGCCAGCATGCTGTGCGCGCCGCTGACGGTGATGACCGGCCCGGAGCTGGAAGCACCAGGGATTAGGGCCGAAAGCGCCGTGGCCGCTGTCGTGAGCGTGTCACTGACCTGCATCGTGTAGACGTAGCTGGTGCCGTTCACATTCGCGAGCAGGTTTTGCACGCTGACGGTGCCTGACAGCGTGATCTGGTTGCCGGAGACTGTCGCGATGACCGTGTGGGCTGGCGCAACGACCTGCATCCAGCTCTTGCCGATATGCCTGGTCGTCTGCCGCTCCGTTGCCGACGGATAAATGCTGACGTGCGCCTTCCCGGCCTTCAGGTCGGTCTCCAGCACGTTCGGGACGGGCCAGCCTTCGTAAATCTTGATGCCGAGGGCGGCGATGCTCGGCTGGCCGGTGCCATTCGGGTACAGCACGGCGGCGATCATACCGACCAGCTTGTTCATTACATCTGATTGGCCGGCCATATCACACCTGCGCCTGCATGGCCGTACAGCGCCAGCCCATATCGGTCAATTCAGCGCTCGAGACCACGTATTTACGGCCCAGCTCGTCGAGGATGATGTCGCTGGTGCGCAGAATGACCCCAGGCCATGCAGGCATCAGGATCGCCCACCAAGGCGTTCGCAC